ATGGTAGCCCCATTATCAAAAAAATTGCAATATGCAATAACTTCTGACCCATTTATTACATTAAAGTAAATAGTCTTTAAGTGTATTGCTGCGTGGTCCGGAGCCCATAATGAAAAACTACCTTTGCTAAACGGTCTAACTTCAGCAATAGGTGTATTATGATTCGGGATGAAGAGTGTTGGCATTGTCGTTGCATAGCATGTTAATGTTTTTGTTCCACCAGCTGTAATATATTTTCTTGGGACCGCATATGTGCCACCTAATCGTTTAATACGTATTGTGTTTGGTGCTAGACTTTGACAAGTGTCCATAATGAAATCAACTTCGGTAGCAAAGTCTACATTTGTGCTTGCAGAAGTTCCACCAGCAGGATCTAAAGGTCCGCCAGGACTAGACTCACTAACACTTGGAACCCAATTATTACCATCCCATGTAAGCACCGCACCTGTTGCTGGTAGAGATGATAATGTGTCTACGTCTTGTAGATCATTAATAACTCCACTGGCTGCACTAACACTGGTGATAGTGATAGTGCTTGTTGTAGCTTCTGCTTCAATGGTGATACCAGGACCAGCTTCAAATGTAATAGTATCATTCTGATATGGTGATAAAATTGCTCCACCAGCATTGATCAATTTGAAATTGCCAGCAGCATCTTTCATATTCTGTATTGCAGAACTTGGAATGCCAAGAGCCTCTCCAATGGCTGTATCACCAAGCAGCTTCATCGCTTCTGGATATAATGCTTGATATGCAAAATATGCAACAGCACCCATGGCTAATGGGCCAAGAAGATCACCTAGTCCGGGAACACTAACCTGTGTATCAGCAGTAACAGCGTCAGTGACTTGCACTGGCAACCAGACTGTGCTAGCTGATGCATCGCTATATGGACCAAAAGCTGTTGCATTGCCGCCACGCACTTTAAAGAGATAAGTTCCAGCAATGAGCTTGTCAGCTCTAAAAGATAAACTTGTATTCTGATTATATGGCGAACCATTAGCATTACGACTAATACCAATGAGGTTATAAGTTGTGCCAGCATCAGAACTATACCAATACTCAAATTGATCAACAATACCACTTGGAGTCAATCCTGTAATATTAATTGCAGGAACTGCAACTGAGTTGAATAAAGTGATTGTTGGAGCAGCAGGGGTTCCAATGACAGCAATGCCAGGAATACCAATGCCTTGACTTGGCATCCGTGGGCGTCTTGGTTGTCCGCCAGCGGTATACATAGTTGCATCATATTCTTGTGCTGTAATCTCAACAGCAAGCCCACCATCTTCAGCCTCTACTTCACGCACACGAATCACACGAAATGGTTGTGCAGTCCATCCATATACTGTATTAGTGATTGTAATAACATCGCCAGCTTCAGTATTGATCTTACTATAATCACTAGTGAAAGTAATTACTTGATCCATACGATTCTGATATAGCTCAAGATAACCAAGCTCACGAGCTTGCAATGGTTCATTGAGTAAGTCTAAACGAATCTTTAAAATATTATCAGGTTCGTTTGCGTTACGAAATTCACTTGGTAGATCAATGCGAATGCTATCAATCTGATCACGCAACTGGCGATGTGGGAACTCAACTTCGACAGCATTATACATGTTGTCTAAATTTGTTCCAGTAAGATCAACACCTGATATGATATTACTATCATCAAATGCTAGGCTCGGACTTATGTCTCGATTGATTGTAACGCCCCATAGTCCTGTGCCAATATCATAATTTACAAAGCAACCAGTATTACTGGACAGCTTTTGCAAGTTAGTCATAACATTCTCAGATGGATTGATTACACCATTGATCTGATAACGATTGGCTAGCGTCTTAATAACGCCATCTTCTTCATCAAGATAGTTTACTGTATCATCAGCATAGTTGTTCAGCTCAATAAGACTGGCTGTATCAATTTGTGCTGTATCAAAGCCAGCACCAGAGATCTCATTGCGTAAGTATGAATAGATTGCATCGCCAGGCTTAAACAAGTTATTACTTAATTTAAATTGGAGATCTTGTAGTCCAGTAATATTCTTGTCACGGTTATAAGAGATCTTAACCAGAGCAAATGCTAAGTTACTCATTGAGGTAGCACTTGTCCAACCAGGCATTAGTGTATGTGCAGCACCAGGAGTTGCTGGAAGTGGAGAAATATAGTTGCCTAGATCACTTGGTAAAGTTGGATTTGCACTGCCATTCTTATACAAGTAAATCTTTACAAGCCCGCGAGCACTTGTATCTACTACTCCATCCTGATTTACAATATAGTCAATTGTGACGCCATCTGACAGGAAGTAAACACGTTGGTTGTTCCAATAAATCTCGTCGAAACTTGTAGTGATTGCAGCATTATCACTAAGTCTATTATGTGTTGGAACTTCGGCTATTGTTAAACAATACCACATTGTCTGATTTGCGTCTGTAATCTGCGCATCAGTTATCTTACCGCCCAGGTAAGCACTACCAAATACCACTGGGATTGGGTTTGTTGTATCAGGAGCAAGTTGTAAACGCACACCTTGATCAACAGTTGTATTATTGTTATCTTTGCCAGTTGATCCATTGATCAATCGACTTACACCATAAGCAAGCAAAATACGCACCAATGCGCCACCTACTCCACTGCTACCGACTGCAGCCATAGCCGCGGTTAAAAATCCTGCCATATCTATTCCTTAATCCAATGCTGTTCTACACATCTCCAACCACGCTTAGTAAGATCTAAATCACTACTACCAGGTTGTGTGGATAAGCTAACTTGATCCACTAATTTATCTCGGATAAATCTTTCGCAGTCTTGTTCCCAACGGATATACAATTCTGCTGATAATCGTCCTCTTCTATGCGCTGGTGCAACCCACCAAAATAGTTCTCGCATTCTACTTAGACTTGCAATCCAGGGATCCTGTTCTTTACAAGCACCTATCATGCCAATGAGTTCACCTTCTTTTTCAGCTACAATTAAATATTGATGCAATACTAAATTGAGTAGTCTAAATCTTGCAGCACTCTCATCAACAGCAGTCCAGGCTTTATAGTCTATAATACTAGCAGCAGCAAAGTCTTTAAGCAATACTAATACTGCTTCAATGTCATGCACTGTTGCTGATCTTATCATGTATTTAACTTCTTACCAAAGTCGAAATTACTTGTAACAATTGCTGCGACACGAGCAAAGCCAGTGTCATTAGGATAAAAGTATTTGCGATCATTATCATTTGTGCGTTGTCCTACTAACTTTTGTTCTAATACTTTAACAAGACTTGAACAACTAATACTCACTGTAGTAGTTGATGTTCCAGCGAATTGATTATATTCATCATTGAAACTGTAGTTTGCAATAATACCTTTAAATCTAATACTTGGATTGCCTGAGATATTTAGCGCAACTCCAGTATCACTATTAAAGAATACACGTCGAATCGATACTGGTGTTCCCTTTAATGCATAGCCCATCATACCAGCTACAAAAGCCTGATCAATGGCACTTAAACTAATGGTCACATCAGCAGCACTTGGTTGTAGTTCATTGTTAAATTCACTAATGCCAAGTAGAATACCCATTGGCAAATAAGTGTAAGTGACACTATCTTGTTCAACAATATCAAATGGCACATTGTGATTTGAAAAACGTATTGTTCCATATGTAGGAACATCCATACGCACAAATGATGATTGTTGCACATGCTTATATGAGCTTAAATCAAGAGGAGTAGTCATTATAGCACCTCTTGAAATTGGAAGTCGCCATTCCAGCCTACAACGTCATATGCAATGAGTGACCACTGTGGACATGATGTGCAAATTACATTCCAGGACACCTGACTGCCAACTTGCAATGTAACAGCAGTAGCACTTGGTGTATTTAAGATGCCTCTGTTTACTTTGACAAGTTGTGTTGCATTTGCACCTTTAATAACATCTTCTACAATGCTATAAACTTTAGTAGATCCAGTTGGTTGAATAAAGTCACCAGCACGAAACAATACAAGTCCGGTAGAACCAGGCATGTTGCCAAGTTCAAACTTTGTTGTATCGCTGGCTGCTTGTGCAGTTGTATACTTGAAAGTCATTGTGCTTGTATCAACAGCATCACCACGATAACCTACAATGTAGTTGTATCCTGATTTGCTTAGATTGACAGTTTCATTGCTTAGTAAGTTGGATTGATCGATACTTTCAATCAGCCCACGCACTTCACTCCAGCGTTTACCATCAGGCATCTTAACTGTAAAACGCCAAACGGCGCCACCACGACTAACACTGCGAACATGTTGATCACGACTAACTGTCTGACTTACAATTGGTCGCTTATTGATGCTGAGTGTTTCAGCATTGTCGAATATCCATTGAAAACTCATATCTTAATCCTTATCTGCGACCGCTTGGAACTGAGCTGCGACCTTTTTCAGTCACTGCATATAGAAACTCAGGATCTCTTGCAATCATCTGTCTAAAACTTGCTGCATCGGCAGCTTGTATATTATATGTAACTTGTGTTAATGAACCACCGCCCATTGCACCATTAGGAATAATTGTGCCAGCATTTTTTGGGATAAACATTTCTGGACCACGTTCACCAACCATGTAAGCACCACCAACGCCTACTGGGCCACCATTTGCACGACCACCACCAAAGATGGTGCTTAGTAATCCACCAGATCCGCCACCGCCGCCCATGTCCATAAGTCCAAGCAATAGTTTCTTAGCTTGAATACGTGCAAAGTCTGCGATCAGACTATTTGCAAGATCTTTAAAATTCAACTTACCAGTCTTAACAAAGTTCACAATGGCATCTTCAAAACCATTTGTAAACGTGTTAAAGTATGTGGTGCTTTGTTCTGCGGCATTTTGAGCAGAGTCTTTATATGCACCAAATGCCTTATCCCAACCATCAGACCAGGTGCGACTTGCTTCTAAGTTTACTAATTGTGCATCAGCAATGCCAGCATAACCATCTTGAATCTTCTTCAACCCGTTAGCAAACTCAGCAGCTTTCTCAGGTGTCATACCATCGCCAGTGTCTTCAAACGCTGCGGCAAATGCTTCACCAGCAGCTAATGCAGCTTTACGTGCGTTTTCACGAATGTCAGCAACTTGTGCAGCAAATGGACTTAGTCCAGCTTGTCTACCTGAGAATGCAACATCTTGTCTTGCTGCAATCATGCCACGCTGAATGTCGCCTAGACTTTCTTGAACACGTTTCTGATCTTCAAATGCTTTAGTGATGTTTTCAATGTCAACTAATCTTGCTCGTTCAATGAGTCTGGCACTTTGTATCATTGTTGTATATTCAATGATACTTGCATTCTGTTTTTCACCACGTTCTTTAACTTTAGCAATTTCAGCATCAATGATACCTAAGCTGGCTTGTTGTTCAGGAGTTCCTTTAGCCCATTCTTTACGTTTGTCAGTAAGAGCATTGATTACATCATACATTCTTTCCCAACCAGAAGCTTCAGCACGAATCAATTCTTGTTGATCTTCGCTTTTACCAATAATGCGACGTTCAATGGCTAGTTGTGAATTTAACTTATCATTGTTTCTATCATAGGCTTCACCAACTTTATCAATTTCAACTCTGATCTCTGATTGACGCTTTTTAAATTCAGCAGCACGAGCTTGTTGTTCATCGTATTGCTTTTTAAGTTTTTCACCCTGAGCAATTTGTGCAGCAGTAGTGTCTGAATTGCCGCCGCGGCCGGCACCAGCAGTGCTTGACCCACTATCTTTAATACCAAAATACTTTTTAGCTGATGTGTATAACTTATCAAACTGTGTAATAACAGTATCAATGATATCAAAATCAAAGAATGCTTTACTTAAGAAGTTAACTGCTTCTACTACTGCGTAGATTACACCAGCAATACCAGCAAAGCGTAGGAATACAACTAGAATACCTTTTAAACCAAAGATTAAACTGGCTGTAGCAGCTTGACCTGATGCTAACACTCCAATGAATCTGCCAAAGTTTTTAATTGCATTACCTAGTCCATATACTAAACCCATAATGGCACTAGTAAAGAGTGCAATGACACCACCACCAGCTGTGATAGCAGCACCTAATCCACCAATCAAGGCATGCACTGCTGGAATTACTTTTGCAAATATTAAGAAAGCTGCACCAATGGCCACTACTGATTTGATCAGACTTTCAAATGCACCAACACTAACATTGATGCCACCAACAATCTTGTTTAAGGGTTCTAAGACATTAGTCAGCGCCACAGTCAAATTCTTCATATTGACTTCCATGGCCTGTTGTGCATCAGCACCAGCTTTGATTGCACTAGCATACTTGTCAGCTTCGCCTACTGCCGGCCCAAACTTGCCTGCTAGGTCTGGGAAGTTTACACTTCTAGCACTTTTGCCAAACAAATCAACTTGAGCTTTGATACGACTTGCTGCATTGTCCATGCGACCTAAGCCTGCAATAGTCTTGCCCAACAAGTCCTGATCGCTCATATTTTGTAAGTCTTGTAAACTTACACCAACAGCTTGAAATGCTTTTTGTGCATTGGCAGTGCCAGCAATAGCTTCACCAATGTTCTCACTGAACTTTAAGATGCCTGTTTGTGCTGCTTCAAAGTTGCCACCTGTTTCAGAAATGGCTGCACTGAATCCCATAATGGTTCCACTTGCTAGACCAGTCGCATCAGCAATGTCTTGAATGCTGTCAGCAAACTTTAAACTTTGTGCAATCAATGATCCAAATGCAACACCAGCAATGGCAGCTTTTAAACCACCAAATGCTGTGCTAAGTTTGGCCATTCCCGGTGTAATGCTGGCAGTTGCCTTATTGGCATTAGTGCCAAATGCCTGTGTTGCTGAATCAGCAGCTTTTACACCTGCTAGATACGTTTTATTATCTAATTCCAATGTGACACGAATATTACTTGCCATTTTTTGTTCCTTTTAATCTACGATTCACTTCCTGCTGAATCCATTGTTCTGTGGGTTCGACCATGCCTCGCGGCGCTTGTCGTGAGTGCCCATCTTCTAAACTTTGACTGTAAGGGTAATCAGCAATAATGGTATTATTCTGCAGCCTGGTGTTTCGTCTGGCATTACCTTTATCTATGGGAGTATTCTTTACAAATTCTGCATGAACAGCCGCGGGCAAATCAGCAGCAAGGGTTTCCAATGCTGCCATTTGTTTGTTAAATTGCGATAAGTTAACTTTACCCACGACTTTCCTTTATCATCTTTAATAACTCGTCCTGATCATAGCTAGCAGGATCTACAGGCTTACTAGCATTCATTGCACGGTCTTGCTGCATGTTTCTGAATCCAATTGCTGTGTCTGCTACGAATACATCAAATGTATTTGCTCTACGTATAACTTCACTGGGCAACACACCGTAACGTTCACCCAGTGTGTCTATCAACATAATCATTGCCAGCTCGGGAGAATCTTCACGAATCTCCTCGTTAGTTACTTTCCCAGGCGTTCCACCACCGAGGCCATAACTGCAAGCATAACGTCATTAGGCAATGCTTCACCTTCACCAAGAACTTTATTACCTTCTTCGTCTAAAACTAGTTCATTAACCATGCGAATCATCTCGCCATAGTTGTCACCACTAATAGTTGCCATCTTGATAAACTGATCAATGGGCTGTCGATCCATGATCCAGAATTCAAGTGTGTCACCATGCTTCTCCACGATCTCTGGTGAATCAATAGTGATTTTAATGCGTTGTGGCTTACTAGCCAATTGTGTTAATTTAAGTGCCATATCGTATATCCAATCTTATTTAAAGTCATCTACTTGAGTCTTCAAGTAGTGTATTGCTGAGAGCACAAAACGCAAACGTGCGTCAATTTGCTCTGAGTCTTTGCGTAGACATTTTAGTTCTGAAATGCTTTTAGCAACTTCTGCTTCAAGGCTTTTGAGAATGTCTTCTTCAGTTAGCTTATCAAAAATCATATCTGTTCTCCTATGAACAAGTTTATTTAGCATTTACGCAGACGTAAGAAAAGCACCCGAAGGTGCTTTCTATTAGTTTCTTAAACTATTAAATTGCTACAGCAGATGCTAGCAATGTGTAGTCGCCGTTCACTTCTAAGGTGATTGGTGACACGAACACAGGGCTATCAGCTGAAACTGTTGGTGCAAGAGCTGAAATGAATCCAGTTCCAACAAACAATTTCTTGCCATCTGTAACACCTTCAGGAGCTAACAAGAATGCAACGGCAGTGCGTTGATTTGATAGTTTGAAGATGCCATCTTGACCAGCGCCACCAGCTGTGCCAGTTCCGAAGAACGTGGCTGGGTCAAGCACGAAATTGCCAGCCAAGCTGTTTGTAGCGTTGGTTGTAATAACGTTTTCACCAGACTGGTCCAACTGCTTCCAACGGAATGAACCGTTAGCGTTGTTGATAGTCACGTCTTGAAGACCTGGAACAACGATAGCGTCATTTGCTACGGTTGTGATTGCGCCAGTTGTGTTGCTTGCTGCTGAGTAAAAGTCAGTTTCAGCTGGTGTTGCACCAGCTAAGTCTTCTGCTTTGATCAGAACAAGTTTAACACGGTTAACTGCGGTTGATGCATTGATATATGCCATTTTAGTTTTCCTTATGCTAATGTGTGAAATCTATACTCGAACTCATATGTGATACGGTCGGCATCAATAGAAGTTGTATAGTCAAACTCTTTTCTAAAAGCGTTTGTAATTGTTGAAACACTTCGCGCTGAAGCCAAAGTGTTTATTGCTGTTGTGAGATCAGCGTTTCTATTCTTCGCATCTACGGTTAGGTATCCACGAACTGTAGTGATGTTTTTATTGATAGCAGTGTCATCCAATGTAGGCATTAGCTCATCCTGCTCAACTGTTGGTTCATCAAGATAAACTCTACGCATATTCTTTGTGTAAAGAGCAGCGCCACTTTCCTCAAATGGCAACTCTTGACTGGTTTTGATTGTCCCAGTTAAGTTTGTTGTCAGATAAGCAAGTAATTGAGTTCTCATCGAATCCGCACCAGGTTAAGTTTAACAGGACGCTTCTCAGTTTTTTCAACAGTAGCATCTCCATCAAAGTCATACCAATCACCGGACTGCAACACTTCTTCAAACAAAGCAGTGTATTGATCACGGTAAAACTTAATCTTTTGCATTCCAGCGTCAGTTTCATTACCAAAATCAGCAACTCTTGGATAGATATACTCTGCAAAAGCAAAGTAGATGTTCATATCTTTAAATTCCTGTTCTCTGGCTTTGATCTTAACTGGACTAACAGCTGGTAACGAACGCACATCATTTTGTAATGCACTATCGTTACTAAACTGATATTCTCTCCACCAGTCAGAGTTTCTAATCTGTGTTAGAATACGCTGACTGGCTTGAGCTAAAAGACCATCTACAATTTCTGTAGTTAAACCTTCGTTTGATTCAAATAGTCGTTGATCACGATCATCAAGTTCGCTTGTTACAGCAAAGCTGACAAAAGTTGAATTAATGTAGTTAAATGACATCGTGATCTACTCTATCTAAATTAAGCTGCGTCGACTAACTTAACACCACGAGTAGCGTCAACAAGGCCAACACCAGCGTGCAATGAAGCAACGATGTCATTACCAACAGCAGCAGCACGACGTTGAACTTCAAGATCAACATTTCGGAACATAGCGATACGCATTGCGTCAACGCCAAAGATCGCGCCTTTGAAACCAGTAACGCCAGAGATTGCAGCAGTAGCAAAAGCTGATTGGTAGAAACGCACGCCAGCAACTTGACCAACGAAACCGTTAGCCATTGCTTCATTTTGCATTGCGCCACCAGCATAGGCTGTAGAACCAATGACTTTCATCAATTCAGCAGCAGCAACAGTTCCAAGCACGCCAAACAATTGACCTGTTTCACCAGCACCGCGGATTTGTGCAACTGCATCAAAGATTGCATTCAATGTCAATGTGCCAGTATCAGCAGAAGCTGTAAGGCCAGACATAGCAGCAACAACGTCTTTATCGAAAGCAGCAGAAACGCTATTACCAAGCACACGGCCTAGTTCATTAGGATCGATACCACCTAGATCACGAACAACGTCACGTGCAGCATAAATGTTTGCAGTGATTGTCTTTGAAACAGATGTGATACCTAGTGCATCAAAATCAGTTGCATCGTGTGAAGCACTTGTTAGCTTCTGTGCAGTTACAGCGCCAAGCAATGGAAGTTGAGCTGTGATAGAACCTGCTGGAACTTGGATTTGTGGAATAGTCATGCCGCTTAGGAACAATGAAGATTCCTGTGCTGCGTAAACTGCGGCTGCTTTGGTGTTTACCATGAAACCGGCTAAGTCATAAGCTGTATTGTAAGCCATTTTATTTTACCTTTAAATTAAATTTTACCGTTGCGTCTTGCTTCGGCATATATCTTGCGATGATCAGGACGAGTTAAATCAAGAGATTTTAAATCGATTGGAGCACCACCAGACTTATTTACATTACCTTGAGTATTGGTTGTAGCTGGAGTAGCACTGGTAAAGTGTGGATTTGCATCTAAGAATTCTTTAACATATTTGTCAACAGATAATGGAGCACCACTATCATCATAACGAACTGCGCCAGTCTTAACGTCAATCACTTCGACTTCACCTTCACTATTCAAACGCATTGCAGGTTTAAGCAATTGCTTGACCTGTTCAGGGTTCACACTACGATATTGAGCAGCCAATGTAAGCAATGGTTGTTCAACTTTAAACTCACGAATAATTACGTCTCGTTTTGAGATCTCAGCATCCTTCTTGGTTGCTAATTCACTCATTACTTTATCAAACTCACCACGTTTAAGTGCAGAGTCTTGTTCGCGTTGTTGATGTTGTGACATAACATTACGAATTGCATCTGGATCACCTAAGTCCTCGTATGGTTTCAATGCCTTCTTTAACACAGCGCCTTTGGTGCGTGCCATTAAGTCATCTACTTCACGTTGAGAGTAAGTCTTTTCTACCTGATTGTTTGTTTGAGTAGCAGTTTCAGTATCTGCTACATTGCCAATGTTTGTATCGGTCATTGTGTCCTAAGCCGGGTCTTAACCGTATGTTTAAGTAGGCAATCGCTTGCCTGTATTCTATTTAGTCGAATCAAATCTACTATGTTTATTCGCCAACTATCATTGGCACTTCAACCGTGAATCCATTTGCAATTGCACGATTATGTCCATCTTCTGAATCAACTTCGACTTCATCACCAGTAACTGGATTACGCATAATGTGAACAGTATAGTTAGATAGTCCCATATCAACTAAGTCCTCTGTAGATTCAGGATTTACAATGTCATTAAAGTCAATATCAACAAGTTCCAATAGCTCATGTTCAATTGCTAGTTTAGCAAGTGGGTTTGCCACTTTATCATATACTTTGATAAGCTGATCAAGTTCATTCTGTGTATCACGCACTGCAAAGCTACTTGGATATGTAATTTCACCATCCCAAACTTGACCTTGATAAGCACAGAAGATTTGCCATAATTGTTCTTCAGCAAGTTCAATGTTATCAGCTTGTTCAGCAAGACGTGCATTGAGCAATTGAAACTCAACTTCTCTTGACACGCCACTCATCAGTTTAGCTTCTGTGGCACGAATGCTACCAGTGTTAGCCATTTTATCAATGCTGGAAACAGTGTTATTGATTGCAGTGTAAATGCTGCTGATCTCTTGTCCATTAAACTCAAGCACGTATGGCTTTAAAGCTGGGTCCATGTGTTCAGGCATTTCAATGATACTACCAGCGCCACTTCCAGCATTTGTTTCTTTTGTCTTAACCAATGATGGGTGACTACCTAAACGCACGGCCTGTTCAGCCTCACTTGTCATATTGAAGATAAACTTCTGTGCATCAGCAATGTCAGTAATTGTTGACAACCCAATGCCGCGCACTGCACTTGTATGTGCATACATGATAACAGCTGGAATCATTCCAAGACCATTGAGTTCAATGAGTCTATCACTTATAAGTTGACTTTCGTGACTTAAATGACTTGTTGTGACTTCAGTCTTAGTCCATTCTTTAATCACGGTGGTGGTATCATTTGTATCTTCAACATACTTTAAGTAGACAAGTTCATAGCTACCATTCAATCGACGAGCCCATTTCCAATCTGTAACTGCAAGTGGAGTAAGTAGATTTAGATATGGACGCACGCCAGCAGCAATTTCATCAGCACGAGTAACTGCTCCAACGTCAGGCTTACTCATTACAATCCAGGTATGTCCAAAGATGTTAGCATAGATTGCAGCTTGTTTCATAAAGCTATCTAAGTCTCTACCTTCCCAATCGCAGTCTTCCAGGAAGTCTTCTAGCGTAGGTTCAGTCTCTAATGTGCCAAAATCACGTTCTGGACATTGTCTAAACATAAAGCTGATATATGTTGCAATGATACTACGACATTGATTGTCCAATGGAGTCACAGCAGTGCGCTGAGAATATTCATTATCGTTTTCAAGCTGATAGCGAGTTAGATAGCCACCACGTTTATATTCAATGCCGCCAACGTAACTATCATATAGAAACTTCCAGTTGCTGCGTGAACGTGAATGTAATGAGTTTGAACCAGCTGCTTCTGCATAGTCCTGAGAAATGACGATATCCATAGTTATAGATCCTTAATTGATTTATTTAGCAAGTGCGTGTCCAAATCTTTGTGGAGCACTTGCTTCAGTTGTTTTATTGATAGGGAATAGAAACTGCACCATATAAGTTAGTGCATCGCATCCGTGATCAAATCCAGAATTCTTATCTGGAGTCATACTATCCGTTTTATAAGCCCAATTCTTTAAACAAGCAATAGTCTTCTTACATCTGGGATCAATGTAGAAACGTGTGCTGCCATCTAATCGCTTAAAGAATAAGCTATTACCACAATTGATACGATCACGCACTAGAGGATGTTGTCTGTGATAACGAGTTTGAAATCCAGCCATCTCTAATAATTTGATATCAGTGTTGCCGCCAGCACTTGATTTGCGTTGCACTCCAGCAGGATCTGGAAATACCACAATAGGATTAAGCGGATAGCGACTACGCAATTCCGCTATGATTTCACTTGTATTACTATTCTCTAAATAGATCTCATCATAAATCTCAATGCCATTACTTATGGCGCGGCCAATAACTACACTCATTGGCGTTACGTTAAAGTCCATTCCAACGTAGATTGGTTCACGTTCCGCAGCTGGTCTAACTTCTCTAATGTTATGCTCACCGAATTCACTAAAGATAACACCAGCAAAGTTCTCCCAATTGGCCATATATTCTTGGCTAAACACTTTGGGACTTAAATCCTGTCTAGCCTGTTCAATCTCTTCTGCATCTACGAAGCCACCATCAGCAGTTGTGTAAGAGAAACTGACCCAATTCTTTTTAGTGAGTGCATTGTCGTATAAGTCTCTTGCTGCTTGATTTCCAGCTTTGGGTGTGCCTGTGAATAATGCATGCCCCTTCTTATCACTAAGTGCTGGACGAATGATCTGATAAAAGATCTCATCTAAATCGATATCACAGAACTCGTCTATACAAACAAAGTCGAGACTACTACCACGCAAATTGTCACCTTGCTCTGCACTCTTTAAGCATATTAGACTGTTATTCTTAAGAAGAATCGTAAGTTCACTCTCATTTGTAGTTTGAATCCAATTGAGTTTACTTAATTTCTTCTTTAACTTTCCCCAGACTAAACTCTTAACTTGTTGTCGAGAGTTGGCCAGCATCCATACTTCGCTATTTGGCACTGCTGCAAAGCGACATAGTTCACGCATAGCCAGGAATGTTTTTCCGCCACGACGCCCAGCAAGCACTACTCTGAATCGTATCTTGCTATCCGCTATCTCTTGTTGCTTTGCACTTAACGCCATTTATCTGCAGAGCACATCGTTGATATGATCACTTAATAATATTAATTCAGCAGGAGTAAGATAATACTCACGGTGGCGTGCATCATCACCATCAATGCGAGTTGTAAACTTCAATTGTAGTTGTTCTGGACTAAGCCATGTGACTTTAACATCCAATGAGTAGTCATCAGTATTACGAATTATCATTTGATTCCTCTTCAACTTCATCAATGCTCTCATCTTCATCAGCCTCAATTACATCATCATCCATCTCATCTGTCCACGGTAACGCACGATTTTCATCATTAGTAGTGCCATTATCATTTTGACTGAGAATATTCTTACCTAACCAAATAAGCATTGTGGGATTACCATCTAATGCTACTCTAAGTTGAGCTTGACGTAATGTTACTTTAAGTCTATGTCTGCCTTTTACTAGGAATTCCTTAAAGTTATATCTAAGTGTGTTCTCATGCACATTAAAGTATGCAGCGATCTCACGGTCAGACACACCTAAACTGGCTAAATGTTCAATCTCATCAGGTGGCACTATAATGCCTTCGCGCCCTACTTTAATTCCCTCTTTGGTAATTGTCCCCCACTTATGCACACCTTTTGGTCCAGGTTTAGCTTTGCCATTCTCGTTATTATTTTGTTCTTCGTTCATCTTCTTCAGAAGTCCTTTCTGCA